CCAGGTCGCGGGCGATGAGCAAAATCCGCTCACAGTGGTTCAGAAGGTCATATTGGAGCCGCTAAGTGACGACCGTCAGGATAGCGCTTCCTCCTAAGCTAATCCCTGTCTTCAGCGGCAGGGCTGACATACGCGGGGCATACGGCGGACGGGGATCAGGTAAGACGCGATCCTTTGCCAAGATGGCAGCCGTCCGCGCTTATATGTGGGCGATGGAAGGGCGAGAGGGAATCGTCCTTTGCGCTCGGCAGTTCATGAACTCGCTGGATGACTCGTCGCTAGAGGAAGTGAAAGCGGCGATTCGGTCTGAGGCATGGCTGGAAGCGTTCTTCGATATAGGCGAGAAGTACATCAGGACGCGCAATGGCCGGGTGACGTTCAAGTTCGCCGGCTTGGATCGCAGCATTGACAGCGTGAAGTCGAAAGCGCGGATTCTCCTGTGTTGGGTAGACGAGGCTGAGCCAGTGACCAACCTGGCATGGTCAACGCTCATTCCGACGCTGCGGGAAGAGGATAGCGAGCTTTGGGTGACGTGGAACCCGAAGCGCAAGGGCAGTCCGACCGATGCGCGCTTCCGGCGCAATCCTGATCCGCTGTTCAAGATCATCGAGCTTAACTGGCGCGACAACCCGAAGTTTCCTTCTGTGCTGGAGCGAGCGCGGCAACGTGACATGCGCGACCGGCCGGAAGAGTACGACCATATTTGGGAAGGCGCCTACGGCAATATCACCGGCTCGATCCTCGGTAAGTGGGTCAGCGCCGCGGAGCGTGAAGGCCGGATTGACGACGAGATCGTTTACGACCCAGTGGGCGCGCCGATAGAGATCAGCAGCGACTTGGGATTCAGAGACACGGCGTCTTGGTGGTATTGGCAGCGTCTGCCAGGCGGATTCAACCTGCTCAAGTACGAAGGCGATTCAGGGCTGGATGCGGAAGACTGGATTCCACGCATACAGCAGAGCATCACCGATCTAGGCGCCAAGCTCGGAAAGATCTGGCTCCCGCACGATGCGCGGGCCAAGACGTTCCAAAGCAAGCACACCAGCATGGAGCGGTTTCTAGAGGCATTCGGCGGCGGCAAGGTCGAAGTCGTGCCTCAGACAAAGAAGCTGGACCAGATCAGCGCAGCTCGCGCGGTCATCACCAAATGTGCATTCAACCGCACCCAATGCGAGGCCGGCTTAGACGGTCTAGGCGCGTGGGAATACGAGTGGAATGACGACACAGGCGTGTTCTCGAAAGAACCGCTACATAACTGGGCTTCACACCCCTCCGATGCGTTTGCATACGGTGCGCAGGTCATGAGTGAAGCCGAATACGTCGCTCCGGTACGGGAACCGGACTGGCAGAACCTGCAAGTGCAGGAGACGCTAAACGACGTTTGGGAAGACCACATGCGGCATGTATCCAATCATCGGAGGCTGTAAATGTATCAAGGCTCGTTCACGGCGCAGGCTGCGACCATCTCTTATGCGGTGACGATCGCTGCCGGCGCTTCCGTCAAGCTTCCTGGCACGGGCAGCACGGTGCGCATCGTCAACGAAGGCCCGAACCACGCGTATGTGTCGATCGGTCCCGGTACGCAGACGGCAACGCTGCCTTCGCCTTCAGCGCAGACGACGTGCACGCCTGTGCTGGCAGGTACGGATTCGACCTTTACGATTCCGAATACCATCCCCGGTTCGCCTTTGTCATTCAGTGCCATTTGCATCACGGGCACTGCCACGCTAGACATTCAGGTTGGCGAGGGGCAATGACATGTTGCGAGGAATTATTGGCGGTGGCGGCGGCGCAGGGACGCCGGGAGCAGACGGAAAGGGTTGGACGAGCGGCATAGGTGCGCCTAGCGATGCTGACGGCAAGCCGGACGGCACGTACTACCTTGATACGGACCCGAATGGCTCGTATTACTTCTACGCGAAAAACGGTGGGACCTACGGTACACAGCCTGTCGGCTCACTGCAAGGCAAGGATGGCGTAAACGGCGCATCGAATAGCTTCAAAGGCCCGAATATCACAAGCGGCGCGCCTGTCGGGACGCTCGGCAATATTGGTGAGGCTGCATACGATCCGACGACGGGCAGCTTTTGGGCGCCTAAGGCTCAGTCGGCCGCGCCTACGCCATCCGGATTCTTCGGCATCAATACCCACCTGAACCGAGGATGGGCGCCATACCAGGCGATGACGCCGAGCAGCTATGCGTCACTGATCTCCGATCTCGGATTGCAGATAATCCGAACGGACATGACGACCGCGGCGAATTTGTCGAGCGCGAACAATCTGGCGATCATCAATTCGTGGATCGCAAATGGTGTTACGCCTCTGATCGTCATCACGCCGGCCAGCTACAACGTTGTAAATACGACCTATGCGGCGAACTTCACCGCGGGGCAAACGCTCGGTATCGCGATGGCTAATGCTGCTGTTGCAGGCATCTCCGATCCGACGAAGATTATTTGGGAATGTACGAACGAGCTGGACTTTATCTGTCGTATCGACAAGCAGGGAAATAGCACCGCAGTAAATCCGATTGACGGCTTTGGGCCGGATGGCTCGGTTCGAACTGACTTTATCCCGGCTGCAATCGAGATGCTGCGCGGGCTGGTCGGCGGCATGATCGCTGGTATCAAGTCGATCATCCCGACAGCCAAATGCGGTATGGCGACTGGCAATCCATACTCTTACGTCGTTCAGGAAATGCTTATCAAGGGCATGGACACGACGGGAGCTATCACGCAGACGCCGATTCCGTTCGATTTCGTGTGCTTGCACTGGTACAAGACGATGAATAACGTCGTCTTCGCCGGCCCTTCGAATCACCGGCAGGGCAGAACGGGCGGAACGGGATCATATTGCCCGGACGCTCCGACCTCTGGCGCGCCGAACCCGAACGTGCTGGCACTGCTGCAAAGCCGATGCAATGGCTTGCCGACCATCGTGTCGGAGTGGGGAACGATCGATACGGAAGCGAATCAGGCCAGCTACATCACGTCGCAGTATGGCGTCTGGTTTCCAAACAAGGCGACGTACAACATTCAGGCAGTCATTCTCTATACGCTGTTCTCTGATACCGCGGACTCAGGCACCGGCTCGGATCTCGGTGGCGTCAATACATCGAACTACGGGCTGATTAAGTACGACGGCGCAACGAAGAAGGCCGCCTACACCAGCATGAAGAATTACCACGTCGCCAATACGACGCCAGGCACGAATGCTTGGCCCGGCACGGCGCGCGTGATCCCGGCGGCGAACGACATTCCGAGCGCCTGCAATATTTACAGCACGGCCGCGAACATCACGGACATTCGCAACGGCACGAATAACCAGACGTTGCGTGTGTGGCAGACGATTGATGGCGGCCTAGCTAATGGCTCCTTTGGCGGCATGTGGTACGCAGGTGGACAGTTCCACTTCGGCACGGACAAGATCGGCACGGGATCGCCTCCTGGCACGCGCTACACGGTCAATGGCATCGACCTGCTGTCGTTCGGTGCTGGCAGCCTGTCGCCGGTCACAGATCAAGCCTACAACCTCGGGAATACGACCACGCGTTATCTGCGCGGGTACTTCTGGGGTTTGAACATGAAGATTGCACGGACCAGCACTAGCGGGACGACGATCGCGAACCCATCAGCGCCGGGCGCCACCGTATGGACGGGCGCAGGAGCAGGAACGATCACCGTGGAAGCGGCTCCTGAAGACGGCCAGTTCCGGATCTTCACTAACTCAGCAACGGCCGCAGTGACCTTCACGGTCAACTACACCGGCCGCGGCGGCGCATCCACTGTCGTGCTCAACCAGGATCAAAGCTGCGTGTTGCAGTTCGATGGCACTGGCGCGTGCTGGAACAAGATTTCGGTGAGTTAATTACGAACTTCCGCTGAAAGACGGAAGTACCGGCGTAGGTATGGACCAGCCTTCGCTAGAACGGTGGTTCTTATGTTCTCCCTTCTACGCAAACTCAAAAGGTTAATCATGGCACTTTTCAAAGCAATCGTTGAGATCGCATACGTCGAGACGCCAGTCCCGGCCGGCCAGACCGTGGGCGCGAGCTCGCAAGTGATGGTGACGCTCACTGGCCCCGCAGGCGTGGTGAATGCAGGCGTGCCGATCCCGAACGCAACCGCATCGCACGTGTTCGAGCATCTGACGGCCGGCGACTACAGCGTCGAAGTGAAGCAGCTCGACGACGCCGGCAATCTGGTAGGCGTGGCGATCAATTTCCCGTTCACCGTGGTCGACAACGCTCCGCCCGCTACGTTCATGGCGCCGTCCGCCGTTACCGTTTCGGTTCAGCCTGAGTAAATAAATGGCACAGCAGACTCGTTCGCCCGAAGTTGAGCGGTATTTGGGCTATATCACGGCCTATGACAAGGCGTTCAATAAGTGGACGGACCGTACCACTAAGATCGTCAAGCGATACCGTGATGACGCAAAGGAATACACGTATGGCAACGAGTCTGCGCGCTTCAATATCCTGTGGGCCAATGTACAAACGTTGGTTCCAGCCACTTTCAGTCGTCT